CTACACCAGCAATTCTGTTGTAGCCTAGTTCAGTTCTTTTAAGCCACATAGCAATTGTAAAAGTTCTTCTTTGACCTGAATTAGGATTATCCCTGCGTAGCCTTTCATTTGTTGCATCTTCAAACTTCAAAGAGTTAGATACATCAAACCCAGTAGATATGCTTCCTCTATTTGCAGTACGCTGTAGCGTTTCCATATTAAGTTTGTGCTAGGTTTTGGACTCTACCGATTTCCTGCCAAACTGATCCGTTGTATCTAAAACTAAAGATGTCAGTTTTGTTTGCGGTAGCAGTTACAGTAGGTGCTGTACTTGCAGCAAACTCAAAAACTGTGTTCCAAGCTATTGTTCTTGCTGTACCGCCTTGTGCTATCTCTACAGAGATGATAGCTCCTTCTACTGCGTTAGTTGGTGCTGAGAAAGTCGTATTTTCTGTAGTAACGTGATAAGCGTTGGCTGCCGCTGCTGCATCCCAAGCTACTGCATTAGAGCTTGAGGTAATAGCTACTTGTGTAATTTTTGCTGAAGTTGCTGCTGTAACTACACCAGAAAAAGATGCTGTTGCAAAAGTTGTTGGTGTAATGTTTGCTGTTCCATCAAAACTTACGCCACCAATAGTTCTTGCGGTTGCAAGTGCTGTGGCTGTAGCTGCATTTCCTGTAGTAGAACCTGAAGATCCTGAACAGTTACCAGTAACATTTCCTGTTAATGGGCCTGCAAAAGCATCTGAGGTTACAGTTCCGTCAAAGTAAGCATCTTTAAATTCTAAAGAAGATGTACCTAAGTCAACATCATTGGTTGTAATGGGTGCGATGACTCCATCTGCAAAAGTTACTTGTCCAGTTCCACCTGCTGTATATGCCAATGTGTCTGCTGCACTAAAATATAAACCAGTATTAGTATCGCCTGTATTAGTAAAACTTGGAGCTGACGCTGATCCATCTGGAAAAAGAGCTTTAACACCAATGGTTAAAGTTCCCATGCTAACTGCTGTTCCTGATGCGCTAAATATTGCATCAAGAGTATCTAAGTCAGTATTAATTTTGCCACCCCAAGTATCAGTAGATGCACCGACCTCGGGTTTGGTTAAGTTTAAATTTGTTGTATATGTGTCTGCCATAAAAAATTACCTGTTTTAAGCTGCTATATCAGTCCAATTCGTTGTTGATGGTGTCTGATTTGACCAAGTTGTTGTAGCTGGAGTTTGCGTTGTATAAGTCGTAGTCGCTACAGTCTGGTTCTCCCATTTTAAACTACCTATCGCAGAAAAACTACTTGTTTCTGCTATCGTGGAGACTCCAGCGTGCGTTTTATTTGCATTGGCACTAAATCCACTTTCTTGTGCAATAGTCGCAAAACCAGCCAATGAGAATACTGGAACACCGCTCATACCAGAAGTTTGCGCTAGGGTTGCAGATCCTAAATGGATTAGAACACAATCAGCACTAAATCCACTTGTCTGAGCTAGGGTTGCTGATCCGTCTTTTACTATTTCTCCAGCACTTGTCATACCAGAGGTTTGAGCAATCGTTGATGCTCCTAAATGTAAGATACCACCCGTTGCACTAAACCCGGATGTCTGAGTTATAGTTGCCGAGGCTAAATCTATTAATTGTGCTGTAGCACTAAAGCCTGATGTTTGCGCTGATGTGGCTGAACCAAGAGATACAATTTGACCTGCTGCGCTAAACCCACTTGTTTGAGCAGATGTTGATTGACCTATTAATACTAAAGTACCAGCAGAAGTAAATGCGCTGGTTTGTGCTGATGTTGCAGACGCACTAAGAAGAACGCTAGATGAAGCAGTTACACCTGATGTTTGTGCGATTGTTGCGGATGCAACTTCATACTGCGGAGTGCCATAAGCAGCTACTCCGTAGTTATATGAGCCATAGCCTACTGAGGCCATGATATTAAGCTAATGTTACGTCTAATTCGCCAGCATTAAATCTGAAAACATCACCGCTTGTTACTGCTTTTGATGTTGTCAAAGCTGCCCAAGCCATTAAGTTTCCACTAGAAGCTGCGTCAAAAATTCCAACATGAGTTACAGTTCCCCATGAACCAGTAGCAGTTACAAATTCTACTGCTGCGCCATTGGTTGCTGTTGTTGGAGAAGTTCCTGATACAGTCATTGCTGCCATGCTTTTCCGAGCATAAGAACCACCAGAACATTCTGTTCCGCCACCTGTATCAGATGGTGCTGCGGTAAATAAGCCTACATATAAAGTAGATGGTGCTGTATAAGCAGAACCACCAAATACATGATCTAAAACTTTATCTTCTAAATAATCACTAAATCCAGCCATAGTTTCTCCTGTTAATTATTAGACCAGTAATAAGTTCTTTTACCAGCCTTGCCGTAAGTTTTTCTTCTCTGCATTAAAGATCCTTTTCCAAATGCAGCCTTTTCTTGTTCCAATCTTATTTCTTCTAATGCCTTCTCAAATTGAGTTGTAAATAAAGGGATTCTGTCATCTTCCATTAAAAATATGCTGGCGTGTTTTAATGCGCCATATAAATAAACGTCTGGATGATCCGTTGAAACAAAGTTAGTTGTATTAGAATCACTTAACGGATTTATTTTAGCATAGTAAGTGAGCTGTAGGGTATAAGAACTGTCAGGAGTTGGTGCTAATTCTATTGAGTCATCTACCATTGCATAATAGACAGGTTGACCAACTGCATTGTTATTTGCTTTTCTATAAACATCTAAACTTTCGATGGATTGTTGAAACAATGGTGAAAAGTTATTAGATGTAATTTCTACGTTGATGGCTTCTTGCCAATCAGTCGGTACAGTTAAATATTGGCTATCTGCTGTTGCAGTAGCTCTTTTAATCATTTCTTTTGTTCTTAATCTTCTATTGAGTTCAGCTTCGGTGCTGTCAATAAAGGTGTCAATGTATGACGTTAAATCTGAGCGATTTAAGTAATTTGCGATATTAGTTTTTAATTCTGCGTATGTCATACTTTACCTTGCCAAGTTCTAAAGACATTGTTGTCTGGGTTGTTTAGCCATTCTTTCCACTTAGCTGAGTCTCTATCCCATCCTTCTCTGACTGCTTTTTGATACACAATCATAGGAACTTCGGCAATATGTCTAAGGTCTTTGCCTGGCTTTAAAGTATTATCTCTAAGTTTCTTAACGTGGTCAATGACGGGATTAACGTCTTGAGTTGTGTGGTAAACAAACTTGTCATCTTCGGTGATGAACTCTGACTTGTAGCCAGTTTTGTGATCGGTAACAGTTCGTTTTAATGACATAAATAAAAAGGCGGGTGGCTTTTACACCACCCTAAATCTAACTAACTTATGAAGTTGTTAAGTCAGCGACTATACCATGAGCAGCTTCGTTGCTCACTTCAAGTCCATACTCAACTACTATCATTTTAGTAACAGCATCACCAATAGTGGCAATGTCGACTGATTCAAAGTCTCTTAGGTAAGAAACTTTTGCAAAGTCTGGATCTACTAATAATAGTGATCTTTCTCTACTAAAGTTAGATGGAACGATTTTTAACTCACCAAAGTCTGATGCGTAAATAGAAACAGAAGCCTCTACTGTGTTTGCATCGATCATTTGACGTGCTGACGCTCTACCTGTGAAACCTGAGATTTTCTGTTTGTTAACAGGGCCACAGATTGCCATTGAAGGCTCTCCACCATTTGTGAAGCAAAGCTCCAATACATCTTTAAGTAGAGTTTCAGTTAAAGCTCTTTGAGTTCCGTCTGTTGGAGCAGCACCGCCACCTGTTGATGCACCATTAGTTCCTCTTGAATCGTTGGATGTAATCCAAGACTCGAAACCACCAGTTACACGGGCAGTTGTAGCATTACCAGTTGTTTTAGCACCTTTTTGACAGAGAGCTGTTTCCATATCTCTTTTAAGTGCTTTAGACATAATAGCAAGTTGATGAGCCATTTCTGACTTTTTACCTGCTGGATCACTAGCTTGTTGAGAGCCAGTTACAGTTGCATCTCTTTTAGAGATCATTGCTACGTTGCTGTTTCTAACAGTAGCAGTTGAGGCTGCTCTTGACAGTTCAAAACCTTCAAGATTACCAGCTCCACTTGCTGTTGGTAGAGACTCGCTTTGCCAATCAAAAACTACATTCTTGATTGAGTTTTTTCCAATAGCACTCATAAATGGTGTGCTTTGTGGAGAGATGTTGTAGATGACATTACTAAGTTGTTCTCTATCAGAAGTCGCAGAGTAAGTATCAAATGCATTAGTTACTTTCGCCATGATATTTTCCTATATTAAAAAGTTTAAATAATTTGTTCAAATAGTTTAGCTGCATCCTGGACTTTTCCAGTTTTAGCTAATTTTTGACGCGCTTTTTTCACAGGTGTTGAAGTCTTTGGTACGTTTGAAGTGCCAGGTCTTGCTGTCCGAGCCACAGCCTTCTTTTCAGTTGGCTTTTTCTTGGTCGCTTCTACTGTCTTTTGTTGTAACCAGCCATTTCTTAAACCGAGTAAAACTCGATAATCATATACTGAGTCCATCTCTTGAGGCGAATAGCCCAAGACATTAATCCCATATTCACGAATTGCTAATTTTTCTTTTGCAGCAACTTCGTTGTTTTGCCATTCTGGAATTTGTTGTAGCAACTGTTGGTTTCCGTATTCAACAAACTCTGCGAGTTTCTTTTGCTGTTCAACTTGGGCTTCTTGTTGAGTCCTTTGTTGTTCAGCTTGAACGGATGCTAACTTTTGCTTCTTCTCATTCCAAATGTCCTTTTCTCGGACATAAGCAATAGGATCTGCTTCGTATAAAGCGTTCCAATCTGGTTCATTAGCTAACTCACCCTTCAATGTTGCCTCTAACTTCGGTAGCAACTGAGAATAAATTGCGTCTTTTTGCGCTAACTCTCGTTGTTGACTCTCAAATGTTTTTCTTTGTTGAGCCAGTTCTTGAGTTTTACGCGTGTAGTCTTGTTGTCGACTGTATCCACTTTGGAGTTCTTCGAGGGTAACCTGTTTATCTTCGCCATTAACACTAATGGTGTAGAGCTGAGGTTCTTCGGACTCCAAGTTTTCTACTTGATCTTCCTCTGACTGTTCTTCTTCTTCGTAGTCATCATCTTCAGATTCATCTTCCTCAATCAATTCTTCGATCTCTTGGTCGATTGCTTCTTCAGTAATTTCTACTGGTGCTTCTTCTTGGGGTTCTACTGGTGCTTCTTCTTGAGGAGTCAGTAGAGCTTCCATTGAATGAGCTGCTTTTTCCATGTCGGATTGTAAAGCAGTCGGTTTTTCCGTTATTGCCATGATAGGTTCCTAAAATGTAAAATCTTATTTTAACAGTATTTACACAAAATTAGCACATTTTTTACACAACTTTGTGTAATCTGCCAAGCTGAGATTTTGTTATTTTTCCTTTCTCTATGATGATGCGTAGATGTTTTTCTACTTCGGGAAGCAATTTGATTGCTTTGTGGAGGGATTCTCTATTGGTTACATCTTCTGGTTTACTTAATAACCAAAGATTGACGTATTCGTCTTTAAGGTGTTTTACAGCTTCTTTAAATGTTTCGCTGTTTAAGATTAATTCAGCTTCGTTGGACTTTAAGATATCTTCTTGTGATGCCATTATCTTAGAAAACTTCTGACGTTATTATAACCACCAAAGTTTTGTATTGGTGATGAAACGGGTGTTGGATCTAAAATTTCTTTTATTAACTGATCGTTATAATTTTGCATTGAAACTGATGGCATTGGCTCATTTGGAATAAATGGCATTGGCTCATTTGGAATAAATGGCATACCAACGGGTAATGTTGGTAAGTCTTGTATAGATGGAATAAAGTCTGATACAACAGCAGGTATTTCTGGTGATTCTGGTATTTCAGGTGCAAATATTGATTGTTGAGGCTGAGTCCTATTAACTGTCATTCCTGGTGTTAATACTGGAATTTCTGGAACATAATAAGTTGGCATTGGATCAACTGGTACATCTACTGGTTGAGGTATTGGATCAACTACTATTGGTTCATAAGGGTTATCTATTGGTAATTTAAAATTTATTGGTGATGTAAAATCTATTTGCGATGATCCTGTGCTGGGTAAGTTATCTATAACCACATCGTCTACAACAGGATCAACATTTGGACTATCTACAACAGGATTATTTGTATCTTGTTGTCCTAATGAAGCTAAATATTCGTCATACATTCTTCCGACAGTTCCAGAGCCAAATTCTCTGCCATCACTAGCAGTATACCTATCCATTGTTCCTATTCCGCCACTATTAACCCAATCTTGATACTCTGGTGTTTGTAGAAACGCTAAATAATTTGCGTTATCTTCTTGAGGTGCTGGGCCTGTTGATGGCATTGTTGGAGCAGATGGCATTGTAAAATTAATATTTGAAAAATCTATTTGTGATGATCCCGTGCTGGGTAGATTGTCTCCAACTGATCCAACATCAGCAGTAAATGGAATATCAAATAAGGTTGGCTGTAAATCATCTATTGCCATGGGTTCACCAGGTATAAACGGATCAAAAGAAACGCCTATATTGTCAGGCAGGTTTGCATTAAATAAATCTGTTAAGTTTTTCAAAGAGTCTGCATCTGTGATTATTGGTGAGTATCTATTTGGTGTGTTTGATGTAATAGGAACAAGCGAAGGCATTGGAGTACCAGTAGGTGCGCCGGGCATTGTTTCATAATCTGGTGGAACTCGATTTCCTTGAGTTGGTGCTGGTGGCATTATCCCTGTAAAATTATCAAATATTCTTTGTCTATCTAAATCAGCTTGAGTGTAACCTTGTGGATTTTCCATTGAGTAACTTACGCCTGGAGTAATCATTTTTGGTACATTTTTACCACCAGCGATTGATTGTGCGTATTGCTGACCGCTTGGATGATTCATAGCTTGGTTAGCATTGCTACCAAGCATACCTAAAAGTGCTTTTAAATCTGGTGTCATAATTTTAATAGTTTATCAATTTTTTCATCTATTTTGTCGAATCTATCAAAGATTCTTTCCATGTCTTGATGTAGCTCTTGTTTAGTTACATACCTAGTTGGTAACTCTTCTCTTGTTTTATTAAGAAGAATCTCCACTCTTTTAACCTCTAAAGAATTTGATCGTATGTGCGTAATAATTGGCACATACACCAATGTTATGAGGGCGTTCCACAAGATCCATGGGGAAAACTCCATTATTTTTTTATTAGCTTTTTTAGGGCTTCCCATCTATCAGGTTGAAAGTGTCTAATACATAGACCTGTTCCTATTACTATTATTGCTGTCCAAAATAAAAATTCCATAATGTCTCCTTAATAACTCCAAATCCAAGGTCTAGGCCTTGTGTTCTTTTGTGGCGATACATCTAAATGAATAAATCTACTATCGCCTTTTTGTGCAATCCCTACACCAGTAAAACCAAACTTTTTTGCGTTGGCTACAACTTCGTATGCTTTATATCCTCTGACTCCTATGTCAGCAGCAAAGCCATCTCTGTGTGCGCCAGGATTAACTTTCTTTTTTTCTAACGGGTGATCTTTACATCTATATCCCGAAGTAATCTTGAAGGGAAAATCTAGTTCCGTTCTGAGTAATTGTAACTTATCTAATAATATTTCACTAATACCATTTTCACCGCAATGCTGACAAGCAAACTCTTTTGGTGAAAAGTTAGGATATTTTTCCCAATCTATTTCGTGTTTCTTTTTCATAAACGCCCACACTATTTTTTGACTTTTTCATAAGTTCTAAGTGAACTCATTCCAAGCATTGCCATGACGATTGTTGAAAGTTGACTAAAATCAAATTCAGGAGTTCTAAAGTCTACACCAGACACAATTAATATGTATTGAATAATAGGCTCAACCAAAAAGTGATATACCAATGCAACTCCGCAGGCCCATCCTATAAAAGGCCTCCAGCCACTAACAAAAACATTTTTGTGAGCAGCTTCAACTTTATTAAGCTCTATCTGCGCTCTGTTAAGAGATATTATTTCTTTTTCTAGTTCGTGAGATAGCTTTAATTTAAGATCCTTGTCGGGAACAAACTTATCAAGAATATCACCAACAGGCTTGATGAGTTGTTCAATCACTTTTTCTTTTTCTTATATGAAACTTTTTTACCTTTTTTCTTTGCAGCAGCTTTAGCCATTGCAATTCCTTTAGGTGTATATGAGTAATGTTTCTTTCCTACTTTTGGCATGGTTATTTCCTTTTAATTAATGTAGAGTTTTTTCTTCACAACTTAATATTTCTGAATCTTCGTTAATAATACCACCAGACATAAGCGTTAGTATTTTTAATGCTGTCTCTTTGTCTTTGGCTCTGATGTCGTTACCAACATAAACCATATCATCTTCGAGAACTTCTATGTCAAATATCTTAACCGCCATTACCTGTGAACAATCCTTGTGCGTTGGTCTTAGCAATTTGTCTTATGGTTTCTCTGTCTCTTTCCATAAGTGCGTTGATCTCTGCCACGTTCACTTGTGCGCCATACTTAGCATTTAGTTCAGCAGCTTTAAGTCTAATGTTAGCCTCTGCTTCATCGCGGTTTCTATCATCATCCATGATGATTTTCATGCGATCTGTTTCTGCGTCTATCATAGCTTTTTGTGCTGATACTTTTGCTTTTTCCATTTCAGCTTGTGCCAACATATCTTGTGGTGTTGGTTGCTGTGGTTGCGGTGGTATAGGTGGCACTTCAGAATTGATAAAGGACTTAGTATCTTTAAATCCAGCTTGTTCTATTAGTTTAGAAAGAGTGTTGGAGTATTGTTGTAGTGATACCAATGGATTGTTCACACCTAACTGTTGTAGGATTTGTTCTTGTTTTTGTGCTACTTGCATTAAGACAGCTTGTTTTTCTGCATCGCTGGTTTTGGAGATAGCTACGTTGACCACTAAGTCTTTGTCAGCATCCCAATAACGAGGATCGATTGGAACAAACTCATTGTTAAGTCTAATCATGTCTGGTTGGTCTTGGTGTTTAACAACTAAGCTGTTGACCAGTTTAAATAAATCTTTCATGCCATCGGCAAAGTGTCGGCAAATTAGTTCGACTCGACCTTGTGCGCCTGACATGGTAGCCGAGACTGCTGATGCAGTTGAGCTTTGTAATGCGTCAGCGTTTAGTCCTGCGGATGCTTTTGATACGCCAGTTCTATTTTCTTTCGCTTCGTCTAAGTAAGACAGAACCGGGAAAGCCTCTTTACCAACAAAAGGAACTGCGAAAGGTTGCACCATACCTGGAGCCCTCATTCTAATCGGTTGTCCTATGTCGGTGTTAAGAACATCGTCAATGTTGACTTGGCCCTCAACGACTCCCATGCGTGGGAAGATGGCGTGGCCCAGACTATCAAGTGTGTCTCGCATAATTTGAGACTTAGCAGCTTGAATAGGCTTCAAGTAATCTGCTGGACAAGAACCGATGGAGGTATGCGGTTCGGGATCAGGACAGAAGAGAGTTATCGGAAGGTCATCCCATTGAGCTGTATTTACTATATTTAAGCCATTGCCTACAGTACATACTCTTATCCTTTCGTCTATTCCATCGCCATCTAAATCATAAAATAAATAGTGTTCAACGTATAAAACATTTTTTTGGTTGCCATCATTTCTACCATCAAAAATTCCGTCTGAGTATGGATTTCTTGCTTCTTCTTCTTCATAAGTTTCTGCATCAATTAAATTACCAGAACCAGCGTATTGTTCCATCTCTTCTTTGTCGTAACCCATAGCAACCAAGTCGCTAACTGTTTTAATCATGCGATGTGCAACATAAGGAGAGCTGTGTAAGTCTCTACCATACCTAGATATTAAAACTTCTTCAGGTGGAATAGACTCAATACACACTTGGTTTTTAGCTTTAACTCGTCTAATGGTTAGGTCATAACTTACAGGAGTTTCTTGTGTAATCTCTTCACCCGTTTCAGGATTGATGATTGTCATAGATTGCATTTCTGCTTTCTCTTTAACAATCTCAACATCAGGATCTAACATGAGAGCTTGATAACCCTCTGGTGTTACGTCTGTATATTCGTGAGTGGATGCACTAATGCTGTCATCCCAATAGGCTTTAACAAAACCAGTTTTTCTAATGAGTGCATCTTTAAATACGTCATACATAACTTTGAACCCAGGGTTCTTTTGTTGAATGATGTAATTGATGTAGTCGGTTTGTTGGGTTGCTAGAGGTATGTCCTCTGCGTTGCGTGGTACAAACTCAACGATTTTATTCGTACCAAAGAAAGTACGCATGATCGATGGAAGCATAAAGAGTACGCTGTCTCTTACATCGGTTGATACATATTCAGATTGCATGGAGCTTTGTCCATTGGGTGCATCACCTAAATAATATTCAGTTGCTTCAGCTCTATCTTCGCCTACTTGCTCGATGTAATCTCTAGCATCGTCTAGTTCTGATTTAAGGATGCCTTGCAGTTTTTCAGTATCAACTGACTCTTGGACATCTTGGTCTTTGTTGTATTCCATATATTAACCTACTCGTAGAATTTTGGATTTTAAAGGTTTCTTGAAATTATAACCCAAAAAGGAAGTTCCTCCACCAAAACTTGCAGCCGAACTTGCCATGGTTAATGCAAGTGCATCTGCTTTGTCGGGTGATTTGATTCCTCTTTTTTTCATTTCTTCTTTTGACTCTATTTTTATTTTTCCTGTTGATGTATATTTGTAGGAAGGCGCAGCTAATTCCGCTACAAGCTCATCATCATAAGGAAGTCGGCAATCACGCTGCGCTAACCAATCTTTTATCGCAAACCACAATTCTGCTCTCAAGTTAAGATAGTTCTTACTGGTTGCTGGAGACTCAGCCACGTTTACACCTCTGACGGGTAAATTTTGTTCTGAGAGTCTATCAACCACACCACTACCCAAGCCAATTACGTCTACAAGGATTTCTTGTGGTCTGTTCATTGCGGTTGCATCATCGTATAAGTTTTTAACCGCACCGCATAATTGCATTAAATCCATTGATTTGAAAGTCTTAATTTCAAAAACTGTATTACCCTGGCGAACGCAAAGTGCTGAGTTATCACCACCAAATCTTGCTACGTCTAATCCCCAAACAATAGGATCAGTTGCGCTGAGTGCAACATCTCTACCTAGTGCTGCTCTTGCAAGTTCCATTGGTATAACTGCATCATCGTCTGCATGGGGAAACTCACCTAGAACTTCGACTCTAGCGACTGTTGAATCTTCACCATATTGTTCAAGCATGGATTGAAAGAGGTTTTGGTCAGTTCCCTCAACTGTGCGTGAGTCGATTTGCTCTAGTTCCCAAAATTTACGCTTGGAATGGAAGCTGTCATAGAATGGGCCTGTATTTCTGCGTGGGTTAGAGAAGGTAAACCAAAAGCGATTTTCGGTGGGTTCGGAGAAGAATCCCTCTGATACGGAATAGATTGGTGCAGGAATACCTGATGCCTCATCCATGATAAGACAAACTCCGTAGTTAGAGTGAATACCAGCAAATGCGTCTGGGTTTTCTTCACTCCATAACTGCGCTTGGGCGTAGTAGTAGCCTGTATCTATTTTAAGATCTCTTTTTAATGCTTCTTCAAACCAACCTTCGGGTTTAATTGTGGTAGCTGTTTTTGTAAACCAATGATTGTTGATGGCAAGTGTGAGCCATTTACCTAATTCTGCCCAAGTTCTTGATCTAAGCTGTTGTTCGGTGTTAGCGGTAACGATAATGGTAGAACCAGCTCTGGTTGAGAGCATCCAAAGTATTAACCAAGAGACTAAGGCTGATTTGCCGATACCACGACCACTTGCAACTGCAAGTCTAAACATCTCTGGTGTGGCTTTTCCGTTGTTGCGTTGTATGTGTATGGAAATATCTCGTAAAATTTTTTCTTGCCACTTGCGAGGGCCTGTAAATTCTTCGAGGGGGGTGCCGGGTTCTCCCCAAGGGAAGATGAACTTAACAAAGTTGTATGGATCATCTTTGATATTCATTGACCAAATTTCGGTCATTAACTCTTGTTCTTGTTTTACTCCGTATTTCATAAAAATAAAAAAATTTTAGTTCAACAGTTCCACGACAAACACCCCCGGGCCAGGTTGAAAGGGGGGGTATTTACAATATCTGATATGAGGAGCTGACATTGTTGGGTTTTTCCTCCTTTCCGTTGGCTAATATTTGGGGGAGATAAGATCGCCAACGCTTAACCCTTTTGATTTTTTTGGTTTAACTTCTTTGAAACGAGTTGTTCCCCCTCTGCATCGCTTGTATGTAAAGGGTTTATTTCTTTCGCATCGATTATATTTGTCATACGTTTGCCAAGTCTGTTTTTTGCTCCGTCAATTACCTGGTTCAAGTCCAATGTCGCGTGTACGTTCTCGACTCTATCTTTCCAAATTTTAGGATCTTGATTTTTCAGGTAGAAAATTTGGGCCACAACTGAGTTCTTTTCTGTTGCCGATTCAAAAAGTGCATTTGTTACTTGTGCCAACCCTCTTGCCTTTCCCCTTTTTAAAGCATCCTCAAATTCAGCAGATCGTTTTCTATTTCTGTCTATCGTATCCCATGAAACGCCCATAGCTCTAGCAATTTGAGATGTTCCAAGTCCTCTAGATGCTAGATTTTCGACTTGTTCCAAGTCTAATTCAATGCGTTTTCTACCTACTTTTTTAGGTAATTTCTGTTCTTTTTGTTCCATTAATACCCCTTTTATAAGCCGATTTTATAGGAAAAAGCTCACTTTTTATACAAAAACCCCTGTTTTCTGCCCTTGTTATGTACTTTTGTGATGTTTTATGAGTTATAATTCTTATGTAGCCAATAAAGGCTACACATTAGGAGAGAGAGAATGGATTATAAACAACAACTAAAAACAGACTTCTATAATTTCGATGAGATATTAGAAGATTCCAACCATATAGTAAGAAGATTATATTCTTGTTATATAAATGGTGATTATGGTTATGACATTTATGAACGCAATGTTCAAAGATGGCAACAAGCAACCACACCAAAGAAAAAACGAGCTTTCGTTATTTCTACTTTCATAGATGCACAAGCAAGAGACTATCAATGCACAACTCGACAAGTGCAAAGATGGTTAATGCAAAATATAGGCATTGAAAAATTAGAGCAATTTAACCAAAAGTTAATCAATGATGTTGAAGATACACTTAAGGAGGTTGTGTAATGGATAAATGCAATTTATGTGGAAAACTTGAGGATGAAAGAAATTCTCAAATTCAATGTGGTTTTATTCTTTGTAATTCTTGCGATGGTTTATATTCAGATGAAGAGTTGCAAGACCAATTAGGTAATTCTGAGGAGGTAGCGTAATGTTTAACAAATTAGCACAAGAACACCCCCTAGCAAAAGAAAACGATTTATATAACTATCATAGTGGAGGTGGTTGCTTTCACTTGGCGTTTGATTCAGATGTTGAGACTATTCAATGGTTAATAAATGCTATTTATAACAATGACGATGGTGAACCAAGTATGGATTTAGAAGATATAACAATAACTTCAAGATGTATGTTTGGCATTGATCTTAATTGTTTAGAAGATGATGACTTATATGATTCTATTGTCAAAATTCTTAAAAAGCACAAATTAAATCATTTTAATGATTGTTATGATAATGCTTGGTTTTTAGATTCTTTTGAAAGTGGAGTTGAGAAAATGAAAACTATTACTAATGAGATTAATTTATTA